AAGGCAGAGGGACGGGTGGCGTCTACATGCCTACACGGCCGGTGTTTCTTACTTATTTGAAATCCGTCATAATGTCGCCTCAGTATTCATGAGCATAAATCATTGAGAAGGATGGCACCTTGGATGGGAGAAAAAACGAAGCGGAAAACTTCAAAACTAGCAAGAGTATAATTTGGCATCTTAAGGAGCTTGACAAAGGTGACTCAGCTATCTAGAGTGTCCATTGTGAGTTTGTGTCAACATTTCATGATGCAAAGGTAAATAATGGCAGACGTTATTGAGGGTAGAAACCCCGTAATTGAAGCACTAGAGGCTGGCCGTCCCATAAACAAAATATTGCTTGCCCGTAGTATCGGACGGCATACCGCAGTTGCCGAAATATTACACCTTTCTAAAGCTAAGGACATACCTGTTGAATACGTGGAAAGACGGTTTATTGACAAGCTAAGCGCAACTTCCTCTCACCAAGGGGTTATTGCTTACGCCTCAATCAAGAAATATGTCGCCTTGGAAGATTTACTCACCATCTCTAGCGAAAAAAACGAATCACCCTTTTATTGTATCCTGGATGGTATTGAAGACCCGCAGAATCTAGGAGCAATTATAAGAACTGCCGAAGCGAGCGGTACTCATGGTGTGATTATCCGCTCAAAAAGAGCTGTGGGACTCACCGCAACGGTGGCTAAGGCATCGGCTGGCGCTGTGGAGTATGTGCCGGTGGCACTGGTATCCAACATCTCCCAGGCTATGGTGGCATTGAAAAGAAGCGGTGTCTGGGTTGTTGGCATAGACCAGACTGGCGAAATCCTATACACCCAGGTGGATTTCAAATTGTCGACAGCGATTGTAATAGGTAGCGAGGGCAAGGGGCTGTCAGATTTGGTCAAGCAAAGGTGCGATTCTCTGGCGTCTATCCCGATGCTAGGGAGAATTACCTCACTTAATGCCTCTGTCGCAGCAGCGTTAGTGATGTACGAAGCTTTGAAACAAAGAAGTTGCTAGTTTTTTATTCCTCCGTCCACACCTATTAGCATTGGCAGACAACAAAAAGCCAGAAAGTTCAGTCTTTGAAAACCACCCATTATATTACCTATGAGTTGGTGGATTTCAAAAAGTGGTTCTTGGCTGGCCTATATTTAAGAGCCTCACACTTTGATGCGTTTGAAAAACGTCAGCCCCTGATGGAGAGAGGCCATTTTTGATGAAATCCACGTTCAGTAAGGTTTTATCTACTAGTGAGCATACTCTGTGAATAGAGAGATGTTTGTGAATATCCAGTAGACTTATTTCCCCTTGCCATGATACAACTCCAGGCTTTGTTTCACCCAAGTACCTAGATTGCTTGAACTCAAAAGTAGGAAGGCCGAGCGGACTGACTTGGATATCATCTTTTTGAGGCGGAGAATTATCCTCGGTGAAATACAGTGATAATGGACGGCTGAAGAACTTGTCCATCCAGAATCTAAATCCTTGATATGTGACCACACCACCTCCACGAGGTACCTGGAAGTATGTTTCTGCGATGTCTCGCCATAACCGAAGCAAAGCTCCATATGCAACCAGTACATCAGTTGGATTGATTTCCGCGTGGGGTAGCAGTGCATCGGGGTACTTGGCATGGAATAAGCGACATCTAATGTCTGTATACTGGGTTTTCATGAAGTAGTCAATGGGATCTGCTATTGTTGGCGGTGTGTGGTTTGCAAGTTGAACTTTTGTTGCTACTTCTGAGAGCGCGTTCTTTAGCCACCTTTTTTCATGCTCGCTTCGTAACTTTGGGCGTATATTGTTCAGCAATGCCTCTAGAGATAGAAACAGATTCCTATACGCTTCAAATATATCTTGGCTAGCTTGGGACAAACGATAGTAGCGAAATGCCCAGGTCCAGATTGGCTCAGGTACAGGGTCAGAAGGCTTAATGTTTCCGTCCTTGTTGCGGACTTCAACAGAAACGCTAGTTGCAATGCCTAGTGTAGCAACAGAAAAGTGCGTGAGAATGGTCTCTCCATCTCTCTGAAATAAGGCTATGTGGTTAATTTCGGGGTGGTCAAGAACTAGGATACCCAGCTTCTTGACCGCAATGATATCCTGACAACGCTGTATCTGTTCTAGTCCGGAGGTCACAAGATTATCGTATGCTTGAGGATCACGTGACCTAGCGACAGCATGAATATGACCCTGCTTTAGCTCGACTTGCCAACCGGAATCTTGAGACTCCCATATATAATTAATTTCAGACTCACATTTCAATGGGAATGCAATCCCACTTGGGAAGTTCTCTGAATTGGGTGTTTCCGACTCTTTCCCGCCAAGATATACGTTTCCAATCTTTGCCATTATGGTTTACTGACCTGCCCCCAATAACTATACCACTTTCTAAGCTAGGGCTACAGGTATTGACCCACACCCAGGAAAATTCTCGTTTCTAGTGGCCTATAAAATGGGGGGAGGTCACCATAAAAGACCGATGAGCAACAAGAATTTCCGTACAATAACTGAAGTGCTGGACGACATTGTGAGAGGGGCAGTTTTGAAGCGTAATCATAACGAAGTTTTGTGAGCTATACAAAACATCGTTTTGTTAATTCAAATATTGCTCGCCCGTTTACCATTTTAGCCTACCTTAACAAAAAATCGTCAAAGTTTTCTTGACATTTTAATAAGCATTGCTTATACTGTTAATAAGCAGTCCAACGTAGCATGTTAGCTTTAAGGAGGTGTAAATGCCCGAAGTAAAGAACGAAGAGCACATGGTAACTATGGAAGAGGTTGAAGCAACCTCAGCCGACCAGCCTTCCGAGGAAGCCATGGAGGCTCTCAAGAAGGCTTTAGAAATCCTAAAGCCTATCAAGGATGAGGTTTCTCAGCGCGCCCAACACGCCATCGACATTCTCGCCGGCGGTGCCGGCTATGGCTACCCCGAGCCCTCAAAAGAGAAATACCCTGAGCCAAGGGAATACCCTGAGCCCCTATCAAAGGAGACCACCGATAAATTGAAGGAAGCCCTCGGCATCCTCAAGGAGTTTAAGGACGAGTACTCAGACCAGGTCAAATATGCCATTGATGTGTTAGCAGGAGCAGCGGGCTATGGCTACCCTTATCCTTCCCCAGCTTACCCCTCTCCCTCTGGAGAAGAGGAAGGCAAGCACCAGCAGTTTTCCCATCAAGCCCTCAACCTTGCCCTTGGCGACCCAGCCAGAAACTCCGTCCTGGTAACTATCATCAAGCCAGGTGAGTTTAATTCAGCTTCTGGCCCTGTCCGCTACTCCGAGGAAGTTCTCAGAGCCAGCATCCCCTTGTGGGAAGGGGCAGCCTGTTTCTGTGACCACTTTAACAAGTCGGTCCGCAATATCGTAGGGGTGTTTTACAACCCTTACTACGATGAGGGAGTCAAAGCCAGCCTTCGCATTATCGATCCCAGCCTTTATCAATTCGTCACTCAGCTAATTCACGACCATGAAAACAGTCTTCCTGTTCCCGATGTTGGCATTTCAGCCGACATTAATGTTCGCTATGCCCACACCGATGATGTTATGGATGTAACTAAAATCAATCGTGTCATTTCAGCCGATATCGTCTTTTCCCCCGCAGCAGGCGGGTCTTTCGATAGAGTCCTCAATGCTGCCGGAATTTCGTTAGCTCAGGAGGAACAGAATGAGCCCGAGCCTGGTTCCAGTCCTCCCCCAGGGGAAGGAGCTGAATCAGAGGAGGAGCTCGTTCCTGTCACCAGGGTGCGAGATCTCCAATCAACAGCAGATAAGCTCAGAGCCGACCTCAAGGAAAAGGAAACCCTCACCATGAGGCTCCAGCAGGATATGGGAGAGGCAGTTAGCAAATATAGAGATGTTCTGCTAAAAGCTAATCCAAGCATTCCCGAGGAACTCATTCAGGGCAATTCCATTGAGGAGCTTGATAGCTCTGTCGAGAAAGCCCATGCCGTGGTGGAAAAGATTGTGTCGAATATAGAAGAGACAAGCCGTATCCCAGCAGGAGCACCAGTAAGGGCTGGCACCGATATTTCCGCCCTTTCCCCCGCTGAGAAAGTCGCTTATGGCTTGGCTCATCCACCAAAGTGACATGAAATGTCATTCTGAGTGAAATGAAGAATCTAAAGGAGGTTTAATATGGCTTTTAATTTAGTCAAAGCCGGTGAAGCAGCCGAAGATGCGTTAACCAAGGGCATCATTGAGATGATGCTCAAGGATAGCCCTATTCTTCAACAGCTTCCTTTCATCACCATCGAGGGAAATACCCTCACTTACTGGCAGGAAAAAGAGATCTCGGGACTTGTAGCCTGGCGAGCAGCCGGGGCGTCCTGGACCGATGCCAAGCTCCCTGAGTATCAGGAGCTCTCGGCAACCCTCAAAATCCTGGGCGGTGATATGGACTTCGATAACTACACCAGACGCACCCACCCTCATGTTGAGGATTATGAAGCCGCTCTGGTTGAGCTGAAGGCTAAAGCCATGAGATATGAGTTCGAGAACTCATTCATCAATGGCGACCCCGCCGTCGATGCTAACCAGTTCGCCGGGCTTTTCAAGCTCCTCAAGGGCACCGCCTGGGTAGCCAGCACGGCTTATGCCTTGGGGGCTGAGGTCGTCCCTACCGAAGGCAAGGAGAACGGTTTCCGGTATGTTTGCACCACAGCCGGCACTTCGGCAGCATCTGAGCCTGTCTGGCCTACCACCGAGGGAGCCACCAAAACCGATGGCACTGTTACCTGGACTACCCGTTATGGCTCGCATCTGGGCTCAGGCACCAGTGGAGGCACGCTAACCCTAGCTCGCCTCGAGCAGCTCATCGACATGGTCAAGGGCGGTCCCCCCACCATGCTTCTCATGAGCCCTAGATCCCGTCGAATGGTCAATCAGCTCTGTCGCGCTGCCGGAGTTACCCTGGTAACAACTCTTGGTCTCTTTCAGGAGCAAATCCAGGTCTATAACGGCATCCCCGTCGGCACATCAGACTGGGTGAAGGACAATTACACCGTCGGTGGTTCTACCGATTGCTCCGTCATTTTCGCCTTTCAGATGGGCGAGAATGCCGTATCAGGCGTGTCCACCCAAGACATGATCTCTACCGAGAGACTTGGCAAGCTAGAGACCAAAGACGCTGAGCGTATCCGCATGAAGTGGTATGTCTCATTGGCTGTCTACTCCCTGCCCAGGGCTTGCATGCTTACCGGTGTCAGAGTGTCATGATTAGCGTTCCCCGCCTCTTTGGAGGCTTGGAACTGTTCAGGGAGGGTTGAGGATAACTTCTGCCTTTGCTCTCCCCGAACCTAAAACGTAGTGCGAGGCTTTAGCCCCGTGCCAGGAGATTATTATGGCAGACGAGATTGAGATATACCCCAGACTTATCTTTGGCAAGACTGCTCTTGACGAGCAAAAGGTTTTGCTGGTTGATGCCAACGGCAGGCCAATCTGTGTGTCAGCAGTCCAGCAAACTACGCTCCACTCCTCAGCTGCAGAGACAGCCAGCGTCACCGGGAGTGATGTTGATATCGAGCCTCTTAAAGCAGCCGACTTCTATCTCGACGTCACCGCTATTGCTGGCGATGCCACTCAAACACTTGATGTAAAGATCCAGGAGAAGGATCCTGTCAGTGGCAAGTATTTCGACCTTGTCAGCTTCACTCAGGTAACAACCACCACTACCAGCGAGCGTAAGAACTACGGTTCAGGAGCAGGTGAGCTTCTAGGCAAGACTATCCGCTATGTTGCCACCATTGCCGGCGGCGGAGCAGCCGTCAGTTTCACCTTCAGCCTTTCTATGGTAGGCAAGGCATAATGACTTTAACCGAATTCCGAGCCAGGGTAAGACAGGACCTCCAGGATGAGGATGCTCTTAATTACCGCTGGACTCATGACCAGATAGACGGCGAGATCGAGAGGGTAGTCAGGGAGTTCTCCCTGGCACACCCCCTTGAACAGCAAACAGACCTTGCCACCACCATTGGCTCTCGAGATATCGATATCTCCAGCCTCGCTAAAAGGCTCAAGATTTTCTCCCTGGAGTTCCCCTTAGACTATCATCCCCGCTCCTTTCAGAAGTTCGAGGTTTATATGGATACCCTCACCATGGAAGATGAGGGCAACGGAGATAATGCCCGTCTCAGATGGGGGAAACAGCACACGGTTGATGCTCTATCATCAACTATCCCCGAGCAGTATGATGAAGTCATTGTCCTGGGCGCCACAGGCTACCTGGCAACTTCAGCCTCGGTCTACACTGTGGACAGGGCCACTATTGCCGGCAGACATGCCACCATCGCCTTTGGCAGGTGGGGTAAGGAGAGGCTTGCCCGCTATGAGCAGCAACTTAACTCCCTTCGCCGCAAAAAAGTCGGTGTTAGCGATTTAACTTTAGAAAAATCTATTTAAGGAGGTTATCTAATGCAAGCATACTGTTTTAAATGTCGGAAAAAGGTCGAAATAAAAAACCCGAAGAAGGTCATCCTCAAGAACAAAAGGCCAGCCGTGCAGGGCACCTGTCCTACCTGCGGCACCAGGGTTTTCAGAATTGGTAAGGCTTAACATGGTTAAAGGAAAGCAAAGAGCCAGAAGTGCCAGTGGCAAGTTTGTGAAAGCTCCGGCTGAGGAGCTGCCCACGGTGGAAGAGCTCAACATCCGCACCCAGCAAGTTGCCCGCGGCTTTTATCCCGACCGCACTGTGGAGCCCGACTTTTCCCTGGGCGACGTGCAGCGAATTGAGGAAGCCCGAAAACTTGCCGCTCTCTATGAGAAATTAGGTCAGCCAGTGCCCGCAGCGCTGCTTATCCTGATCTAGCATCTGGGCGTGTGAGCCGAAGCCCTGAACCCTTCACTCCTCGTCATTCTGAGGGAGCCCTTCGCACCTTGTCATTCTGAGCGTGTGAGCCGAAGCCCTGAACGAAGTGAAGGGGAAGAATCTCGCTCAGGATAAACTCCGCGACTGAAGAATCTCGTTCAGGGTAAACTCCGTGAAGGGAAGAATCTCAAACTTGCCAATAGGGGCGGCCGCCCCTATCTCCTCTCCCTTGACGGCAGGTGAGGCTCGTCCTGAGTGTAGCGAGGGAACTAAGGTGAGGGTGAAACAATGATCCAAATAGGAACTCTTAAGAGTTTCAACAGCACCGACTACCGGGCGGAGGTACAGCTCGCAGGCTCGATTGCTGCTTACCTCGATAATATTCCCGTGGCTAGGAATATCGCTGCAGATCAGATGATAGTCGGCAGGCACGTTATTGTTGCCATCCCGCAGGATAATCCCAAGGATGCCTGCGTCATCGCCGTGTTTACCGTATGACCCACATGTTAGTTGCGAGCATAGGGAAGAATTTCCTCTCCCTTGAAGGGAGAGGATTAAGGTGAGGGTGAAAATGGACATCGGAGATATATTTAGAAAAGCTACCCGCCCCATCGTGACGGTGATCTTCGCCGCCACCATCGCCCAGGTGGTTACCCAGGGCATCGACGCCCCGGAGTGGTTCCTCGGGCTGGCCATCCCGGTGATTCTGTGGTGGTTCGGTGAGAGAACCGTCAGCCACGTCAGGGAGAAGACTCCCTCTCCCTCGAAGGGAGAGAATTAAAGTAGTTGCCTGATTTATCAGGCCTAATGAAATGGATATCGGAGACATACTCAGGAAAAGCACCAGGCCCATTGTAACCATCATCTTTGCCGCCGTCATCGCCCAGGTCGTCGTGGAGGGCATCAACGCCCCGGAGTGGTTCCTGGGCCTGGCCATCCCTTGTATCCTGTGGTGGTTCGGCGAGCGGACCGTCAGCCACATCAAAGCGAATAGTCAGAAAGTCAGCAGTCAGGAAGTCAGGAGGACTAATGACTGACGACTCGTTAGACTATTTGAGCGACTAATGACTAAATTGACTTGGCGACCGTATTACTACCGCATTATCGGCTTTGCCCTGGCCGGCGGAGGAGCAGGCCTGGTCCTTGACGAGCTGATCCATGGCCCCTTTACTCTTAGCCTCACCGACCACGAGTTCTGGGGCCTAATTGCCATCATCGCCGGTGTTATCCTTATCTCTAAAAAACCACATGGTAAGGACTAATGAATAGACAGCAAGTTACCCCCGAGCTTAATCAGCTAGCACGAAATTACTCGCGAGCCTTCCCAACTCACCCAAAATTAGCCGTTGACAAAGGCTGGCTCTATGGCGCTTGGATTGTAGGACACCGTCAGAAACAGCACTACTATGGACAGTATCCAGGCGGCTTTCTAAAGAGGCTCCAAGCTATGTTCCCTAATGCGAAGACCGTTCTCCATGCCTTCAGCGGAATGGTAGAAAAGGGCACATTCTCCAATGCTCACGAATACACTATAGATATCAACCCCCACTTATCCCCAGACATCATCGCTAAAGTTGAGGATTTTACCAGCCCTCTGCGGTTTGACTTAATACTTGCTGACCCGCCATACACCAAGGATGACGCTGCCAAATATGGATTCCCCCCGCCCAACAAAAAGAAGTGTGTCGAAAACCTAGCAAAGCACCTTCAGCCAAGTGGCTCTCTTTGTTGGTTAGATACCTTCTTGCCACCTAAAATCCCTTTACTACTATTTGTTGGCACAATTGCCATCATGCAAAGCCGCAACCACAGAGTAAGGATGCTATCTATATTCAAGAGGAGCACAGATGAGGTCTCTATCTGATACCCTCCTGGCCGCCCAGAAGAAGCCCGACAGGCTTCCTTACGTCGAGGCCAAGGTCTACGACTTCGAACAGGGCATCCAGAGACTACACTGGACCAGGCTCTATAGCGGCACAGAGCCAGACAACCACCATGGCATCGCCTTTGATGGCCAGGGCGCCATGCACCGCATCCGCTACGGCGGCAGCAATATTCTCTACTACCAGAAAGTAACTTCTCCAGGGCCAGAAACAGACCCACCTACTAAATATATCAACTGGACTCAGCTCGCCACCGACTGTGAGGGCCCCTGTGCCATCGCCGCTTATGGCGCTAAGGTCTACATCTTCTACCGCAAGACCGACAACACCATCAGGAAGCTCTATTCCCATAACTATGGCGTGGGCTGGACTAATGCCCAGCTCTCTACTTACCAGGGAGTCACCTCCATGGCCGCCGCCTGGTGGGGGATATCAGCCAATGTGGTTTGTATCGCCGCTAAAAGTGCTGTCCCTGGTGAGCTCAATGCCATCGTCCTGAATACCGATACCCAGGCAGCCTCCGAACATTCCCACAGCGAACCTCTTACCAATGCCCTCTGGGACATCTATGGCCTGGGAGTTACCTTTCATCCATCACCCGAGAGGATGTGCATTATCTTCGCTGCCGGCAAGTCCGATTATCCCTACCACATCTATGCCTTATTTCGCACTGAGCTTAGCGATACCTATGGCTGGCTTGCCTGGCAGTATTTCGCCACCGCCCCCGAGGCCGAGGGCCTTAAGTTCCAATACCCCGATGTCCATCGCCCGCTGGATGCAGCCAGCTATGAGTCTTTCCAGATGACCGCCGTGGAAGCCTTCACCGGCACCATTTCTTATAACCGCCCTCTCCGCTTCCAGGCCGTCAGAGCCTCCGAGTTCTCCGAGATGGCCTACTCCGAGCCCAAGCCCTTCCTCGAGGACGTCTCTTCCACCTATGGCTTAAGACTAGCGACTACCGACTCTTATTGGTGGATGGAAAGGCCCGATGGCGTCTGGCGAGCCCCCAGGGCAGCGGGCACAGCACTGGATCTAACCAGAGACATCTTGACGCTAAGTCAAAAAATAC